CATCTTGTAATAAATAGTGTATTATATTTATACTATTTATTGAAATATTTTTAGTCACTTTTTTTTGTATTCAGCATATTCTGTAAGATTGCGTCATTGTTTTGTGTTTGAGATTCTTCAGTTGCGACTTCACGACTTTCAAAATCAACAGTTTCAGACACACCTACAAGATTTCCTTCTTCATCAATCGTCTGTGTTAGAACATTTCCACTTTGTTCGGCACTCTTAATGTTTTCTTCAATCGCTTTACGTTTGGAATCTCGGACACGTGTTTCAAACTCTTCCTTTGCCTTCAATTCGTTTTTCATTTTTTCACTATGAAGTTGGTTGAGCTCTTCTTCCATGAATTCAACACGACCAGTCTTATACGCATCGGGATCCCAAGGAATCCACATACCAACAGGACCCACAAAGATATCGTGGTTCGGGTCTAGTTCTCTAAGTTTCTTGCAACGCATTTCGGCTTCTTCTTGAGTATTATATACGCCTCTAACCTTTAATCCACGCACAGATGTTTGAAAAGAGTGTTTAAGATTGAATTTTTCACTCAAACGCTCTTCATTTTTATCCAAGAATGTTTTGTAGTCATCATCAATTGGGGTAGATTGGAGTTTTTCATTTTCTTCTTTAGCAAATTCATTTAAGTCTTCAATCACCTTTTCTGCTTGAATGTTATACTTATATGAAATGAATTGAAGAAATTCAAAAAATTTAGAGAAAGATTTAGTATAATCCCAAGTCTTTACAAATTCTTCCATAATGAAAAGTTCGCGTTTTTTCAAAATATTTTCAGGAGAAACAAATGAAAGACAAGAAAACTTTTGTCCGGTAATAGGGGTATCTTCGTCGCACAAATCAACATATTTAGGATTTGGTTTCCCATCAACCATTTTTCTTTCGAAAGATGACATTATATAGTTATTTAGGAATCATAGTTTTATATATATTTGTAAATAATTATATTTGTATATAATATATTATGAACGGTGTATTAGACTTTCAAGAACTCGTAAAACGCGTAGTAAAATACCTTGTTGAAGGTTTAGTTGTTGCTATTGTAGCATTCTCTATTCCCAAGAAACAATTAAATGTTGAAGAAATTATTGTAATTGCCCTTGCTGCCACAATGACATTCAGCATCCTTGATGTGTTTGTCCCTGCGATGGGTCAAACTGCCCGCACAGGTGCTGGATTCGGTATTGGTGCCAACCTTGTGAGATTCCCTCGTATGATGTAAATTACTTCATAATATGTGGTGGATATTAAATTAATATATTTATATTTTATATATTAATCAAAAATGAATGAAAAAGAAATGTTAATGTTCTATCATACCGCATTGCGAAATGTCGGGTTATATACATCTGTATCATTCGCAACATTAGGTTATAGTAGAGTATATCGTCCAGACGGTTATTATTATAATAACCTATTAATAATTATAAGTGTAATTTTTACAATAATTGCTTTTACTATTAATTACCTATTATTACAAGAACTATATGATTTTTCAAAAAAAAATGATGATGTCACGCGTATAGATAAATGGATTATCATTCCTGAGATAATACAAGTTATTGAAATATTACTATTACTAATTGCTTTCGGTACATTAATTCATAATATTTAGACAGTGGGAAAGAACTGCCAATCAAGCTCTTTACATACTTCTTTCCAAATCATATCTTGTTCTAATTGTTTATCCCTATCTTTCATCATAGGTATAAATGGTAGATATTGTGTTTGATCGAGAAGCACACATAATTGATACAATGTATAGGTGTAATTGAAAAAGTTGGTCCTACTTGGCGGACAATGAAGCGCCCACGGTTTTTGGATTTCAATAAATAAAACACACAATGTTTCATGCAATTCCTCATTCATTAGTGGAGGCTTGATACCAAAAAGAGAATTTATATATTGGATATGTTCGAAAAATTTGTTTAGTCCCAACTTACGCAGAATTTCTCGCATTTTATTATAATTTAACTCTCGCATATCTTTAATGCGCTCTTTTTTAATTCGGTTTTTAATTGCTTCAATGACATCATCGGGTATTTGGGTTGTTTCTTTTGCTTGAAATTGAGCCAAGATTTCTTTGAAATGATTTAAACGGATATATGCTGTATACGATACTTCATTTGGTGGTTCCTTGTTAGATGGTTTATTACTGTCTACAATATAAGTGATGAACTTTCCGCATTTTTTATTATTACAAATCATAATACCTTCCTCTTCTTGTGCGATCATTTCACCGATTTGACAAAAATCACAATTATCGCAGTTAATTACAAAGTCATTTGAAATGAGTGTTTCGTTATCCACATTTTTCCAAAATTTCCTATATAATTGTTTGGATTTTCTGTATTTATCTTCTTCAATATCTTCGGTTATATTATTGGATTTCTTTATTTTGAAGAAACAGTGCATCGCCTTACTATTACGCTTAATATTCGCATTATTATTGATTTGTTGTTTTTCTTCAAAATAATTGAAAATAATTTTGCTGTTTTCAAGGAAATATTTTTTTTCTATACTGGATAACCGTCGTATTTCGTTACGTATTTCAGTTATTTTATCCTTCGTATTCATAATACAATCAACTTTGTTTCGTGGCATAGTTTTTAACTGTTTTTTTAGTTCTTCCTTTTCAGTTTGTAAATTTGGTATTAATGTGTCGTAAATACTTTTAAAATATGCTAACATTTCATCGTGTTTTATATCAATAGATATAAGTTGTGAATTTGGATTATTTGACATTTTAATTAAACATGCATCATTTAGTTTATATATATTTTACACCAAAATATATATCGTCCAATTATTAGAAATAATCTCAAACTATCTTGTATATAATGACAAACATACAACATATAATAACAGATTTAAAAACTCCTGATAAAACAATAGAAATTAATTCTAAACAATTTCAAAAAATGGTTTTCATAACAAATGCTATACACGATGGATGGAGTGTAAAAAAAAAAGATGATAGATATATTTTTTCCAAAAAACACGAAAACAAAAAGGAAGTGTACGATAAAACATATTTAGAGAAATTTATATTAACAAGTCAAGAATTACAAAATATTTAACAATGATATAATTATTCTAATAGAGCTTTAGCAAGGTCTACACGGTCCATTTTATCGCTTTCGCAAGGTTCCTCTTCATTGACGTCATTTGTCGGGTCATCATTATCAACAAAGCATAATCCGTGTATTGTAATCATCATTAATTTATAACATCTGTCAAAAACCATATTAATACATATAAACAGTGAATTTGTTTATATATATTTAGGAAAATTACATAAAATTTTTGTAAAAGGGTTTTAATTCGTATTTTTCCAAATTATTTTCTTTATACATAATATATAATAGAAAATGGGTGGAGCTCTTATGCAACTCGTAGCTTACGGCGCTCAGGACGTCTTCCTTACCGGAACTCCTGAAATCACATTCTGGAAGGTTTCTTACCGTCGCCACACAAACTTCGCGATGGAATCTATCGAACAAACTTTCTCCGGACAAGCTGACTTCGGTCGCCGCGTAACATGCACCATCAGCCGTAATGGTGATCTTGCTTACCGCACCTACCTCCAAGTCACTCTCCCTGAAATCAACCAAGGCATGGGTGACAGTGGGTTAAACGCTCGCTGGTTAGATTTCCCTGGAGAACAACTCATCGCTCAAGTTGAAATTGAAATTGGTGGCCAACGCATTGACCGTCAATACGGTGACTGGATGCACATCTGGAACCAACTTACACTTTCTTCCGAACAACAATCCGGTTACAACAAGATGGTCGGCCACACCACTCAACTCACACACGTAGTTGATGCCTCTTACGCCGCCATCTCCGGCCCCTGCGCTGGTTCCTCTGCCGCCCCCCAAACATGCGCTGCCCGCAAGGACCTCCCCGAAACAACACTTTACGTTCCCCTTCAATTCTGGTACTGCCGCAACCCCGGTCTTGCTCTTCCCCTTATTGCCCTTCAATACCACGAAGTCAAGATCAACATTGATTTCCGCGCCATCGGTGAATGCTTATGGGCCGTATCTGGTAGCGCCTCTGCCACCAGAGCCTACCAACAATCCCTTGTTGCCGCTTCCCTGTACGTTGATTACATCTTCCTTGACACAGATGAACGCCGCAAAATGGCCCAAAACCCCCACGAAT